ATAAGTTTCCAGTGTCCTAGTGGATCAAAGTACATACGTTCTTTCATAGCACTACTGATTCTATGTTGACGTTGATCAACGTCATTACGTTTAACAGGTGCTAGCACACGTGCAGGATCTCTAGAGTTTGCTAATCTAGCTCCAGCTGTAGTTTTCATGACATCTAAATGTTTAGCTAACTGAGCTGTAGTCCACTCACTGCCATCATCTAGTACGTATACAGCACCTCTGTTAGTAGGAGTTATAGGTCTAGATATCTTAACAGGGTCAGAAGAACTCATTAGTCTTCCATAAGCTGTACCTTGAGTACATCCTAGTTTCTTAGCTAACTCTGTAGATGTGATTTTTGTACCATCATCTAAAGTAAATGTAAATATCTTAGCTCCCATTAGTCTTTTCCCCACATTAAGTAACTTAAGAATGCTATATATAATATAGCTAATCCAAATAGTAATTCGAAAGGATCCATATTAGCCCTCCCTCTTAATACTAAACCACTTAATACGTCTGTCTTGTGAATCAGTTGTTACTCTAATTAAGTTCTTAGCTTTTAGTTCTAATATTGAACGTTTAATTGTCGATAGAGATACATAATTGAAATATGGATGTGAAGACAACTGTGTCATATTAGATCTGTTAGCTGCGATATAAAAATAGATAGCAGAAGTAGTTGGTGATACCTGAGCATCTTCTAGATGTATTTCTGAATTTTTACGCATTACTAAATGTTTATTCCACATTTGCCTTAAAGGTGTACTTCTTAATATTTCAAACATCATTTACTCCCGCATTCTATAATTGCTTCAATATCGTGAGGAAACTCTATACGGTGTCCATCACGTCCGACTACAGCTATTAACTTACATTTTAGCTTGGGTGTACTTTTACAAGATTTATCTAAAAGTTCTTGTATCTTAATTAATTTTGTTTTCATCGTATCTCCTCTATAAATTAGGTGACAGTTTATTTTGATCGAGTCTAAAACTGTCAAAAATGACTCAGCGTTTTAGTTGTTAGTTATAGTGCAAAACTAGGCGCATCGCCTCAAAAACACTTCTTTACACCCCTTCACGGGTATTTTTTAATGGGTGTACCTCTTAGCTGTACGTAAGTATCATAAAGATATCTAGTTACATCCATGTACACCTCATCATAGTTATTCAGCTGAATAACACTATTCAATACATCAGGTGGTAATTCATTCTCATGTTTTAGAGAGTCATACCTATTAAGTATCTGTTTTTGTTTCCTGTTTAGTGTTTTTGCCATAACCTCAAAATATTAGTTAGTTGCTACTTGTGTTTTACGGTCATCATAACCTCTAGCATATCCTCTAACATAATTCTTATTGTAAGATGTTATTGGGAAGTTGTGTGTACTGCTGTTATAGCCATTATAGCCATAGCGGTCAACATCATCATTATCAAACTCATCTACGAAGTTTTCAGCTTCTTGCATGAACCATCGTGGATCAAAAAATGAGTATGGGTTATATGCAAATAATCCATTATCTTGATTATAACCGTTATTGTTATTAAAAAATCCTGCAGATGCAGTTACCATTGTAGTAGCTAACGCTACTGTTACTATCAGTTTCTTCATTATCTCCTCAGCTTTGTTTAGTTGAAATTGTCTGTGTGTAAAATAGGCACAGACAGACCTATTTACTCATCGTAATAATCATGTAATCTATTAAGAACATGTTGAATATTATTATCGATAAAAGTTTCTTTAATCTCCCACATACCTACAGGACTGCGCATGCGCTCATTAACTGTTTCTTTAGTTAGTCTAGTTTGGTATACGTATTTAAATCCGAGCGTCTCTTCATCAGCATTAATTTTGTACATAGGAGAGTTAGCTAATTTTAGTTTAGATAAAGGCATCTTCTTACAACTGATTACAGTAGAGAAGAAACTCTCAATACCTTGATTCATAAGTGAACCTTTCACTTTAACTATTGTTTCATTAACCATTTCTGATTCATTGTATATATCTGATGTATGAGCTAAAAATATTACATTACGTGTAGATTTAGCTACATCTTGTGCCATCATATTTTTCATGAATTGAGCATAAGCTCCCCATGCTTGCATAGTGTTAGATGAGTTAATTACTTTTGTACTCTCGTACATGTCCATTAGATATGTAAGACTGTCTACTACAATTGTGTGAATTTTAGCAGTGTCATAACTTTTATCTGCAATAGTAATTTCCTCTTCAGTCTCTACAGCTCCTACAATCATAGGTACATGATCAGGGTCAGTAACTGTATATTGAATAAAGTCTGATTTAAATGGAAGTTTCTTGTTATTCTCACAGTTCAAATATAGAACCCCTTTAGGGTCTTTAATGTTCTGCAGACTTGCAGATTTACCTGCTGCGGATTTGCCACAGACTAATACTAGATGATCGTTCATTTATGCTCCTTTGCGTTTTAATTTAGATTGTAAAGCTGCGTTAACTTGGTGACGTAGTTCATTATCTGGAAGTGGTACTTCTAATTTATCGTTGAAAGCTGACATCAGACTGTCTAATTCGCTCATGTTAGCTCCTGTTTCAATGTACACACATCCAAGTCTGTACATCATACTTTGACGGTTACCTATTTCAGTATTAGCTAAGAACCATCTTTCTAAGTTAGAGATAGCTCCAGCATCAATTACTGATTTAGCATATGCGTTAGCTTTCTTAGTTTGAGGAATAAATAGAGTAGCATCTATTAATTCACCTTGGTTATATTCATAGTGTCCTTTATGAGATAACCATTTACGTGCAACATCTTTAGTTTGTGCATCTACATCGAAGGGTAACCATGTAAACACGTTACTCATGAATGCACTGTAATCTTGAGGGGTTAGCTTTAGATAATGACTTAATGGTAAGATGATTCTAAATCTATTCTTATCTTCAGTATGGCGTTTAGTAGTAGAGAACATGTATGTATATTTCTCTAATAATAGTGCAGCAGTTTCCATTTGCACAGTGCCATCTAAATCTAAGATAAGTAGATCAAACCCTGGAACAGCGTTGTCTCCTTTACGATGCCCATCTACGAATGAGTGAGCAGTATAGTGAAAACCTGTAGAGTTAACTAATTGATGTAATTTATCAAAGTTAGTAGTATCTGGTCTATAGCCTTCAGTCATCTGATCGCTGTAAGCTATATGTACTTTACTTAGGTCAGTTTTCTTTAGGGCTTCACCTGAAAAGAAGTCAATACCATCAGTTTCAGATTTACGAATAATAATATTATTCTTATATCCGTATGCAATAGCAAGATTCATTAAATCTTTCTTCTGGCTCTCACTACCTTTATAGAAAGGCAGTTCTTCTACTAAATCTACTTGAGTAACTTCAGTACCGACATCAGCAATATATTCAGCTAAACGGATGTATGCTCCCTTTTTAGTCATGATACGATTGAAGTGTTCACCTGAATCTTCAACTAATTGAATAGCTGATTCTAAGTGTCCTTTCTCAATATCAGCTGAACCGTCCGCAAATGCGTACGCTCCAGCAAGCTTAAGAGCTTTATAGTATCTATGAGCTAACTCAGCTTTAGCTACATCTTGATGTGCTTTCAAAGCAAATGCTTTCTCTTCACATATTGTTTTATAAGTTAATAGAAGAATTGTGTTTTCTCTATTAATTTGTAATAGTTTATTAAAATTAGATGAGTTCGCTAATTTACGAATATGCTCACTAATAGCAGTAATAGTGATATCTTGATTAGGATCTATAAGCTTATCAAATTGCTGTTCTGGGGTAAGCTGCGTGATAGTACTGATATGTTGTTCATACCCGAATAGTAATCTTCTAGCGTAGCCAGTTTCAAGCATTTGTTTAAAGTCTTCTTCAATCTTGCCACCATCTAATAATTTAGTAGGTGTTCCGAATAGCATCATATTAGTTGGAGTTTTTCCATCTAAATCAGTATTACGTTTGTTTTCACTAGTGCTTTTAATTAGTTTTTGTTTTACTTTACCTACGTCATATAATTCTAGAAATGTATTTAACATCTCAAAATTACCTTGTAAGTTACTTCCTACTTCATCCATCTCTAAGTTCATAGAGCCAGCTTCAGCTAATAGAAGTTTATGTCTCATTTGTTTAGTTGCAGGTGCTGTACCAGAATCAAAACTGAATAAGAGTTC